AAGAAGCATTAGATTTTGTACGTATGCTTATGAACTGCAACATACCTAGATGGTGTATAGAAAATCCTATTAGTGTTATCAGTAGTGCTATTAGACCACCTGACCAGATAATACAACCTTATGAATATGGTGACCCATACCAGAAATCTACCTGTTTATGGTTAAAGAATTTACCATTACTAAGACCTACAAAAATTGTGGATAAGGGTGAATTTTATATAAGTCCTAGTGGTAAAAAGATGCCAAAGTGGTTAGCTGTATTAGGTAGTGGAAAAGGTAAAGAAAGAAGTATGAGTTTTGACGGAATATCTAATGCGTTTGGAGATCAATGGGGTGATGAAAACAGACTACCTGTACCAGTAGAACAACTAAGTTTATTTTAATTACTTGACAGGGGTATACCCTTGCTGTACATTTAATATTGTAAACACAACCGAGAGGTTTTCCAAATGAACTACAACACAAATGTTCACTATCTCACTTTTCCATCAACAAAAAGATTAAGAGATTTAGCTAAAGAAACACTTAAAGCTAATAAATTTAAAACTGCTTACGAAGATAAGCATACAAATAAAAAATCTTTTTGGTTAGTTAAAGATGAAGGTATTTATGTAATGAGCTGCTATGAAGGTCATAAAAACATAGTAGCTTTTGCAAGAGGATATAATCCTAATACTTTAGATAGAAATGAAGTTTGGGATAAAGCAAATGATGTAAGTAGAGATGACTTTGCTGAAAATATACCTTTAAATAAAACAATGTTAGAAAGTTTAATTAATGGACAAAACTTACACATTCATATGAATGATGAAGAAATTAAAACAATGGTATGGGGTTAAACAATGCAAAACTTTTTAATGATACTTTCAGCCACAGGGTTGTTTTATACAGCCCTATCATCAACTCTATATGACATGACAGTTACAGATTGTAATGCAGGTATAGAACTAGCTTGTAAGGAGGTAAACAAATGAAAATTATAAAAAGAAGAGGTAAAAAGAAACTTTATCGTAAGTTTCAAATGGAACTAAGTCAAACTGCACGTGAAGAGATTGACAGAATGATAAAAGACCATATTATGCTAACTGATATATGGGATAGCGAAAATTTTTGTAATGCCTATTGGAACATTACACTTCATTTGCAACCTTATGATGACTAATTACTAAGTCGGGAAGCCTGATAGTTAGGTTTGTGAGATACTCTAACTTGAAAGTTATAAAAAACCTATTGCAATTCATAGGAAAGACAGGGCAAGTGTTGGACTTGATCTATCTCCTGACTAATTAATTTAATTTAGGAAACAACTGCTGTTCCAACATATCTACAGCCTTATCATCTAAGGTATTTGTTGTCTGCTTACATATAGACCTTAATAAATCTACAATTAACCTTTTACAACCTGTAGAAGTAAGAAAGCGTAGCAGTATAGGTTTTAAAATTTTGTACATAGCTTTGTTATGCTTTACAAACATATTGTAGACGTTAAATTTAATATGGTCATCTATAGGCTGTCTAATCCCCATTGCAAAGCTAGATAGCCTTTTTTTACCTTCTAGGTTTTATTTCTGCTACAGCTAGTTCTACTTCCTTAAGTCTGTGAAATACCTCTTTCATATCGTCATGCATATCATCTATTTTTGTTGTTAGTAATTCTATAGCTGTTGTATTACGCACAAGATCATCACGTGATTGTCTACCTCTATAAGATATAGAACCTACAGATACAAAACAGGCTGTCATCATTGCACCCCCTACTGCTGCTATAACCTCTACCACTTTGTTTTTTATTAGTTCTATAGCTATTATGACAGAAAAAGGCTATGTCAGAAACAAAATCTAAAAATCCTCTACAAAAACTAAAAGAAAAATTTGACGATAAAGAAGAACAGTTAGAGATACTAGGCACATTTATAAGATTAGGTGTAATGGTCTGGGCAGGTTTTATTATTAGCCTTAACTACATATCATTTCCTGGTATGTCAAAAGATAACTCACCTAAAGATATAACTTTTATCGCAAGTGTATTTACAGGTTGTTTGGCAACTTTTTCTGTTGATGTAGGTAAAAAGAAAAAAGAAGATAAAGAGGAAAAACCACAACAACTTGCACAATCTGACAATTCATACCAAACTATAAGGGTAGAAACACCTATAAAAATTGTTGGTGCTACTGTGGTTGACCCCAAAACAAAAACATGAAAAAATTTTTACCGATATTGCTGTTAGCAATTACACCTGCCTGTTATGCTGATTTATCACATAGTATTACCAGTTCTGTAAAACTAACAGTAGGTGGTGCTACAACATCTGCAGATCGCATAGGTAGTAGTTATAGTGTTAGTGGTACTGGTGTAGATACAACCTATACATCAGGTGGTAATGCTGTTGCTAATGGTGTTGGTTCACTTGTTATTAGTAGTGGTGTTGGTACACCTCCTGATTTAACAGTAACCCAAGACGTACCTGCTAATAGCTTTTCATTTAGCCAATCATTTACCCAAGCAGATGCAATACCAGGTAGTGCTGTAACTACTGGTGCTAGTCCTAATTTTTCTGATGTTACAAGTATTGCAGGTGGCACACCATCAAATTTAGCAGGTACTATTTCTACTGCAGGTTCTATTGCACTAACTGCAGGTGGGGAAAATACAGAAGCAGTAGGACAGGTAATAACAACACTAATAGTAGATTAAAAAAACTATGTATAGGCTATTTTGGCTATATGTATTTTTTGGTGTACCTGTTTATGCAGCACCAGTTATACCAAATTTCCAACAAGGGGTTCTACAGCAACACGTGGAAACAAAACAAACAATAGTAGAGGATATAAAAAGTTTTGATATACGTAATGGGTATCAACTAACAGTAGGTGGGGAAAATGTAGAAAGTTCTACAGGTAATGTTGCACCTGCAGGGTGGACTAAGGTAAATACAACAATACAGGGTGTTGGCACTACTTTTGTATCCCCTAACTTAGATAACAAGCCTACATTCAGCATTACTAATGCAGGTGAAAGTTTTATGTATTACGAGACACTAGAAACACCTGGTATTACTAATTACACACACGTTACACGTACTACAACAATAGAAAGTGTCAGCGATAGTACAAGTACATTTAGCCAATGAAAAGATATTTATTATTGTTGCTGTTGTTTAATAATCCTGTCTTAGCTAATTCTGTAAATACAACAAGTAATAGTTCTGGTTCGGTGGTCAATCAAGCAGTCCAAGTGGTTCCTTCTAGGCAATTTCAGTACCAAATGAATACTATTACGTGCCAGGGTGCTACCTTAAACATTTCTCCATTTGTCTCTACAACGTATGGATTTGCCACACCTTTTGAGTCACATTTTGATAGACCTGTATACAGCAGAAGGGATATAGAAGGTAATTTTGATGATGATAATAATGCAATAGGTGATGGTGATGTAGATGCAGGTTATAGAGGTGAAATATTGTACTTTGAAAAGGTTAGGACAGGACAGAAACAATCTAATGTATCTATTAATGGTGGTATTACAGCTACTTTTAGTATTCCATTAGATAGAACAGCTATAAAAGAATGTAGAGAAGCTATGAAAAAACAGAATGAATTATATGAAGCATCACTAGCTGCAAAAAGGTTAAATTATGAAATGAGTAGAGCAAAAACCTGTGCAGATAACTACAAAAATGGTTTCAGATTTAAAGAAGGCACACCTATGGCATTAGTCTGTTCAGATATAGAAATTATAGAGCCTACTAATTTAGATCACGTACATAAAATTAAGAATTAAGTTTTGATTTTATTGGTTTTTTACCTGTAAATTTTGTACCTTTTTTACCTACAGCCTTTTTAACAGTACCTATTAATTTTTTGAATGCAGGTTTGAGTATTCTGTTCAAAAAAGGTGTTAATGTAGCTGCAGTTGTTGCAACAATCGTTATAGCAAAAGTTGTAGATACTGTATTTACAGAAGGTAAATATTTTTCTATTGCAGTTGTAGGTTCATACTGCACTACACATTCTTTTGTTTCTTCTATATATTTAAAACCTACAACCTTTTCTGTACCTTTTGCATTTAGATCACCTATACGTGGGTTATTTTTTTTAGGGTCAGGACATTCTACTTTATCCTCTTCTGGTATTTTCGGT